CCTGGCTGTCAGCGGGTGCTACAGCATTAGGAATAACGTCATAACAGTGAGAAAAAGACTGAACCTTAGTTTTGTGCCGGTCTGGGCCTCCCATCCACGAAAAATGCCACCCGGCATCGCAGTTTCCGTAGATGCAGTCGTTCGGATTCCGCCGAATCTGAGATAACGTCTCGCCATTCAGGTGCTCGTGGAGGACAAAGGTGCCGCAAATCCAGTTATTCGGTGCTTTTGTGTCATCACCGTTCGGATCTGTAACTCTAAGGTCGGCTCGACCATAAAGCATAGGCATTGACAGCCGAATACAACGATCCGGGGAGTCTTTAGCGATACGAGCACCTTCAACCAGAGCCTCTGGCCTCGGAATTTCGTCTACATCACTGAAAAAGAAGACCGAATCGGGCGGAGTCATCCGCATACCGACAGCCAAAGCGTCTCTTTGGGCGTATTCTCGTGCCCACGGGCTGAAAATCTCCTCTTTAGAGGGGAGCTCAACGTGCAAAACCTGCACTTTGTCCTCAGGAATGCCTAGCTCCCGAAGAGTATCAACGCACGTAAAGGGTTTAGGGTCGCCTTTAAACGTACGATTTGCGTCTGTGATGATAAAACCGTCTACAACGTCTTTAAGAAGCTCATATCGAAGCTCTAAAAGCTCCTTCTCGTTGAAGTAAAGGAAACAATCGAACAGCATCAGCCGCTTCAAGCTGTCAATATAGTAGTACAGACAGCTTTAAAACACAAAAATCAGTTGGATTTGTCTCGACTTAGATAAGCCCTGGCTTTACGGCTGGCCCGTTTTGCAGCTTCTGTATTAGAAACTTGCGTATTGACTGGTTTGTCGCCACGGGTGGCAGCCTTTTTCTTCTCGTCAGTAGCCCTACGTTCCTCGGGGGACAGTCGAGCCCAGGCACTTTTAGGTAAGTACCGCTCAGTTCGACCCTTTTCGCGAGCTAGATCGGCCATCAGTCCTTCTTCTTCTCGTACTCTTCCCTAGTCTGCCAATCTTCCTTAGACCACTTAGATAGTCTGTTCTTAGATGACTTTTTACCTTCGTAACTGCCTCCCATGTCCTTGTAATACTTTGTAGCCAACTGCATAGCACGGGCACTGTGACCGCCCATTTTGGCGCGAGCTTTCGCTTTAGCCCTCGCCCACTTCTGCGGATCTCTTTTTTTAGCAACTTCAGTCATCAGTAGAGAACGAAAACACCACCAATATCACCGCTGTGAACAGCTGTGCAAGAGATAGGAACCAACATATCGCCCTTTAAGTTCTCTGCACGAGCATACTGCCCAGGAGCATCACTCAGTTCTACAGTTAACGTGCCGCCAGCTCCGTTGCTTTTAGACATGATAAAAAGGGCACGGCAAGCGGCAAAATTTATTGAGCCGCCGTCTCCGCTAGGCGATGGCACAAAACCAAAGCCACTGGTGTACGGAACTTCACCGCGATACGGGTAAACGCCGCCGAAAGCACGGAGATCCATAAAACAAAAACTCTTTAAGTAGTATAGTCAATGAAAAAGGAAGAGGTAACTGTAAACACTTCCTATATTTTTTCTGGTTGATTTTGTTTCTTCTTAAGTCTAAATTGACGAGCACGTTCAGCATTATAATCTTTACACGCACTACAGCGACACCCATCTCTTTCGTAACGCAACCGAGTACCGTGAAGCGCTTCTTTAGGTGCGTTAACTCTAGGAAGACATAATTTATCTTCCTGTACCCCATAACGCAAACGTTTACGTAGTGTATCAGCTTTAACCCCTATTTTATCTGATAAGATTGTTACAGGAACATCCTTTATCCTTACAGTATTACGTCTATTATTAAGATTATCTCTCATAGTCACCCAAGCACAGTTGTCTGGACTGTACCCTTTGTTAGTATCTAGTCTTTCTAAAGTCATACCTTTTTTCTTTAATCCCATATCTTTAACAAATGCGTCATACGATTCTAGCCACTCAGGACATACGGTTATACCCCTACCCCCGTAATGAATGTAAGAGGCATCGTTTATATTTGTACAACGCCTTCGCATATTACGCCAAACGTAATAAGTAGAAGTTCCTGAAGGATTTAACCACTTATCTTTAGGCATTTTTACGAACCCTCAACGTATATTATTGTTCAGTCTGTCATAAACAAGCATAGAATAACCTGCGATGTCTAACCAGTTATCGTCGTAGTCGGCATCTCCATTTACAATTCGTCCAATCTTATGACAAATCATATCTAAAGCTTCTTGCTGATCATCAGCTAACTTTTTATTCTCATATACAAGACCTTTAGCTATTACATCTTTAAGGTGCTGAGTAATACGAGCGTGACCGATGAAGCATCCATAACGGCTCCCACGCTCGCTTAAGACCGAATCGAGATCACTAGGCTGCGTTGAACCAGTAGACGGTTCCATTGTGCTCTCTAAGAAACTTCAGCAGATTATAGGCGTCGGAACGTTCAAGAATCTCAGCTCCGCGCTGGCCGTTAAGGATGTAACACACCGAAACCCAGCTAGCTCCCCTAGTTAAAGTCACTCAAGAACAAACATTTCGGTACAGTCTATAAGATCAACCCCGTTCTTACTTAACTCTGGAGCGTACTTATAGTCATTATGCTCCATCAAACAACACGCTTTTGGAATATACTTTCCGTTTTTCTTGATCAGGGGGATGCAGCGACGATGCTCGTACCCAGCCGGAACATCTTCAAAAGCTAAGCCCATAGAACTTCTATCTGCAATAGGCCAGTTACGGATGCCCACGCGGGCGTAACTCTTCTCGGGATCAAAACTGTCAGACCGGATATAAGCCTCACCATCCTTCTGATCTAATATCATCGCTCCATAGTAAGGGTTAGCGGCCTGCACAAACACACTTATTTCATGATCTACCACTAAGATTTTAGGAACAGTGAACCCAACGTCAGACCAGACGTTAGGCGTCTCTCTCAAAAGGGAGTACCGATAGTGATTATCGAAAGGAACGCACAAACCGTTGTACTCTTCGTACCTAATAAATCCAGGCTCAAACCCGGATTTAGCCAAGCGTGGCTTCCAAGCTAACCAGTAATGAAAATTATCCAAGGTAAGAGTCATATCATTCTCTTGATAAATATAATAATCATATCTTCTATTTAAAATCTCAAGAGCTAGATCCGTTTTATGCGCCCAGGTCAAGTACCAGCCTTCATAGCCAGGGCTAGCGACCTTGACGCTCGTGTTTACATTCTTGAAAATATTTACAGACTTCTCTAGGAACTCCAGGTCACCCTGAGAATCATAATCAATATAGATACAAGCAGTAACTTTGTACGGAAAAGAGTCGTACTGCGACAGAGTATTAAGTAACGTAGACAGACGGTCAAGAGGCTTGTGCGCTGTAATAGCAACCCAAATACTCTTCACATCAGTACTCGATGGAGAAGTTGCCACGCCGCTGGAGGAATGTGATCAACCAAGTATATGCGTCCAGTAGGTCATCGTGCGACGTAGCACCAACATTTATTAACTGTTCAAAGAGCGCATCAAACTTCCTGTACTTGTTAAACACCACCTTTTTATGCTCAAGGATCCCCAAAGTGCCTCTAAACCGAGACAGCTTGTCGCCCCGGAAGCCCTTGACCTCGTGGACATGTAAATTCGTCAACTCGCGCTCGTTAATCAACACCCTCTTGATATCCGCCGCCAAAGACGCCTGATACGCCACGGATTCAACTACCAGCGACACCGTGGAGTATGTAGGGACATACCGATCCTCTTGCTTATAGAGAATGCCCCACTCTAACAACATATCGCAGAGCAGATCAATTTTCTCTAAATTTCCGATACTTCTACACTGGTGAGCATCGATAATGTAGAACATATCCTTTAGGCGCCCACCCAGAACGAAAGCTGTGTAATCACTCGTTTCGTTCTTACTGGCCGACAGGTCAATACCTACAGCCAGTGAATCGAATTCTGTAACCACTTCGCCTTTGACCAACAGCTCAGGCGAGACAATCAGGTCTGAAGTTAGAACAGGCTGTTGCTGGTACTGGAAGGCAAAAGCCACAGGGTCCAGTTCCTTCTGCTGCTGCAGGTAACTAACGGACCACTGCTCCGGCCAGTAACTTACAGCTTCACCTCGGTTGTCATAAGTCAAGGCCTCTTGAGTTACCTGCTTCCAGCCTTTTGATTCAACAAACAGAGTCTTGTGGATGTCAAGCGGGTGGAACCTAGTGCCCAAGCAGATAGAACGCCCGCCTTCGAAGATAATCGGCGCGATCACAGAAGACCAGTTATTATTCATTTCCTCCCTAATAGTAGGGTTTTTAATATCCGTACTAGACTTGATAGGGTCATCTACAATAACAAGGTGAGCACGCTTAGACGTAATAGAACCTCTAAGACCGGCTGCACGGAGGGTAAATTCCTCGTCGCCCACGCGGGGGATGCCTGCGTATTCAAAATCAATAGACCAAC